ATAAAAGTTATTAATGAAATTCTCCCAGAATGGACTGAGATGGACGATATTGAATATTCGGAAATGGAGAATGAATTTTGTGAACTAAAGTGAAAATTATCATTTTATTTTAATAGTTCGTGTTAAAGGTACGATGTATTGACACGAAAACATTAACACATACTTTGCGTATGTGTTAATACTACCTTACGCCATTGCCCTTCACTCGAACCACACGGGTTCGAGAGAGGGTCCCTGAGGCGCAGGACATAAAAAAAGTGCTTGTGGGTTTATGGTTTTCCGTCAGGACTACACTCGCTGTGCTCGCTTGTCTCTTCCTTCAAACGCAAAACCCACTGGACGCAGGGGGCGCCTCCACATATGTTCTAACAGAACTGTGGTGAGCGAAGCGAACCCAAACAATTAGGCATCCTCATAGGTGAAGATGCTATCAAAAGACATTGAAACAGCAGTTGTCAGCGTATCAGGGGAGGTTCCGTCCATGTGGACGTATCCTAATATAATCTGAGGTGCATATTGGGTAGGAAGTAATCCACCAGCGATGCCGGCGTCATACTTCAATAATTTGTTTTTCAAATTAAACTTATGAGAAAAGAACTTAACGGAATTACCTTGGGTTGATGTGCCGATAGCAGCAGTATAAGCAGAACTAAGATAAAACACCTTATCATAGTACTTTGTAACAACATCAGTATTTATTGGTGCCCATAAATCACTGAGAATGCCCGTAAAAGCGGTGGTTACTCCTCCTTTCTTTAACAAATAGGGCATCCAATTGCCTGTGACTGAATTGTCAAAGACAGTATATTGTTTTGGCATAACAACCATCATACGAACGGCAACGCGAGAATTTGAATTCGTTGTAGTTGGAGAATAAATCTGCAACGCTCCTTTAAGTTGCAAACGCTGACCTCTCAGTTGGTCTCCAATACGTTGATGGTCGCCCGTTCCTTGACCTATATTAGGAAGAATTGAAGTAGTGTCAGCATTTGCATTGATGCCACTATTGTAATAAACATTTTGCTGACTAGTGAATGCTTGTTTAGACTCTGAAGTCTTGTGAATGACCGACATAACCTTCTTCACAAAAGATTTAGAAGGTTTAGGATTCTTGCGACCTCGGCGTTTGGGGTTGTTGGACTTGACCATTGTTATATACTTCCTAAAGATAATAAAAATAGAAACATAGTATATAAAATGAACAGTAGTGTGCCAAAGTGTGCCATTAAGGAATTAGCGGAGAATGGTAATATAGAACATTCTCCGCAACTCAATAATGGTCTGTATAAATATGATTTTACTTTAAATAACTACACAGATTTAGAAGTGTGCCAGGTTAAAGAAACTATCAGTTCCATTGCAAAAAAAGGTGGATTCGGTTTTGAAATCGGCGACGAATGTAAAACCCCACACCTTCAGGGTTATTTTTCTCTAATTAAGAGAATGAGAATGACTGGACTCGTCAAACTTCCCGGGTTCTCAAGATGCTCTTTTCGACCCGTCAGAAATGAACCCGCACTGATAGCATATATTCAGAAAGATGGCAACTTTTGGACTCACGGTTTTCCCAAAAAGATCCAAATACTAACAGATTTGTACCCTTGGCAAAAAGATGCTGAAGCACTCCTAACGGCAACTAATATAGATGACAGAATTGTACATTGGTGGCATGAAGAAACAGGCAACATTGGTAAATCTGCTTTTGCGAAATATATGGTAGTTAAACATAAAGCACTGTATTGTTGCTCCGGAAAGTATGCGGATTTAATCAACTTAGTTTTTAATTGTAATATGGACGAATGTAATTGTATAATCTTTGATATTCCAAGAAACCAAGGAAACAATGTTTCATATAGTGCAATCGAGTCCATTAAAAATGGACTCATCTGCAATACCAAGTTTGAAACCGGAACTAAAGTGTTTAACAGTCCTCACGTATTAATTTTAAGTAATCTGCCTCCCATCATGTCGTCATTATCCTCTGACCGTTGGAAAATAAAATACTTAGGAAAAAAAGAAGAATCTATAAAAGTTATTAATGAAATTCTCCCAGAATGGACTGAGATGGACGATATTGAATATTCGGAAATGGAGAATGAATTTTGTGAACTAAAGTGAAAATTATCATTTTATTTTAATAGTTCGT